GACGCACCAGAGAAAGTATTCGACGCACTTCAACCAGCAATACGTTTTACCAAAGAGCAGTGCCTTGACCTGCCGCCGGTCGTGACCATTACCCGTGAGGTACCACTGACCCCACAGCAAGCCAAGTACTACATGCTGCTGAAGGAACGCATGGTGCTGCAAGCAGCAGGCGAAACAATCACGGCGGTCAACGCAGCGGCATCCGTCAACAAGTTGCTACAGATCAGCGCGGGGGCTTCCTACACGGACATGCAGGAGGTAGTGGAGTTCGATTGTGCGCCGCGCTTGAGCGTGCTGATGGAGGTGTTGGAGGAGACCGAGCGCAAGGTGCTGATATTCGCGCCGTTCCGCCACAGTATTGACACGATCACAACTTTCCTAAAGAAAAACAACGTTGATTGCGAGGAGATACACGGGGATATTACGGCTACGAAACGAGCAGCAATATTCAAACGTTTCCAGACGGAAGATTCACCTCGGGTACTTGTCATTCAGCCACAGTCGGCATCGCATGGCGTGACGCTAACAGCAGCGGACACCGTTGTGTTCTGGGGGCCTGTGATGAGTGTGGAGACTTACATGCAATGCTGCGCCCGCACAGACCGTGTCGGTCAGACCTCGGACAAAGTTACCGTGATACACATTCAGGGTAGTCCGATTGAAAAGAAAATGTTTACACAATTAGCAAGCCGCGTAGAAGACCATGCCTTGCTGATCAAATTATATGAAGAGGAGGTTGCCAACGACAAAAAGCGGAAGTAAAATGTTTGACACAGCAGTACACAACAAAGGAGAAGTAAATGAACGAGCAAATACCACTGGCTCGTCTTGCGCGGATGTACTTAAAAATGCGGACTCGCATACAAGAGTTGACGCAAGAATACGAGACACAGATCGAAGAAATAAAAGCGCAGCAACACGAAGTGAAGATGGCGATGAAGGAACAGATGCTATCTAACGGACAGAAGTCTGCACGTACTGATAACGGCACCGTGATACTTGCCACCAAGACGCGGTACTACACGCAGGACTGGTCGAGCTTCAAAGACTTCATCATCGAACACGACGCTGTTGACTTGTTGGAGAAACGTATAGCGCAGTCCAACATGGCACAGTTCCTAGAACAGAACCCCGGTCTCGTACCGCCGGGATTGAACTCTGATACGGAGTATGACGTAACGGTACGCAGACCATCTAAATAAGGAAACCTAGTATGAACAGCATCGTTGAATTCAACGCATCACAAGTCCCGTCGTTCGTAAAGAAAGGCGAGGTATCGACAATCGCCAAGGCGTTGATGGGCAGCGCAGGTGGTGGCGGTAAGCGTATCTCCATCAAGGGCGGTGTGTTCCGTCTGATCTCTGACGGTAAAGAAGTTGCGTCAATCGAAGATCGTCACCTCGACGTGGTGGTTGTTAATGCAGCGCCGAAGGTCAGCCGCATCTTCTATCTCGGCAAGTACGACGAGCAGAACCCCGCAGGTCCAGATTGCTGGTCAGCCAACGGCGAGACACCAGACCCGAAGGCAGAGAACAAGCAAGCGTCAGCATGCGCTGACTGCCCACAGAATATCTCTGGCTCTGGCGAAGGTACTTCACGTGCATGCCGTTACCAGCAGCGTCTTGCTGTTGCGTTAGCTAATGATATACAGGGCGATGTCATGCAGTTGACCCTACCAGCGCAGTCGATCTTCGGTAAGGAAGAAGGCGACAACCGCCCACTGCAAGCCTATGCTCGGTTCCTCGCCGCGCAGAACGCCAGTCCTGATCAAGTTATCACCCGCCTGAAGTTCGACACCAAGGCTGCAGTGCCGAAGCTGTTCTTCAAAGCGATGCGCTGGTTGACCGAAGACGAGTACGAGACTGTACAGACTCAAGGCGCAACGACCGCTGCGGTTAATGCAATCACTATGACTGTTGCACAGGTGGACAAAGTTGAAAAACCTGCACCCGCTGAAGCTATTGCTGGCGCTCCTCCGAAAGCTGCCAAGAAGCCGAAGTCCGTCGCTGTGGAGGAAGAGGCGGAAGAACCAGTAAAGCGTGAAGAGAAAGCCGTTGGTGGCGCTGTTCCGAAGAAGAGCGGCAACCTTGCCAACATCGTCGATCAGTGGGACGAGACTGACGACTAAAGTTATGGGGAAAAGCGGATGCTGAAGAGCGCCAGAACGCACCACTGGCACAGAGAGAGCTTCAGACGCAGCGAGTACCCCACCCAGATAGCCCAGCCGGAGGTGGCGCTAATAACACCGGCAGCGGGGGCTGGAATCCTTTCGCGGAAGTAGTCATTTTCCAGTGACCCCGTATTTTTACCAAGGAGAAATATATGTCTTTCGGTACCGACCCACGTAGACTTGTCAGGACAAACAGTCCAGATACGAGTCAAGAAGCCGCCGAGAGTGTGGACACCTCGCGGTTAGAACAGATGGTGTACGAAGCAATACTAAATTTTGGTCAGCGTGGTTGCATCAGCGATGAAGTACGTAAGGTGTTCAGCGGTTATCCGTACTCATCCATCACAGCAAGGTACAGGGCGCTGATTGATAAAGGCTACATTGAAGATACTGGTGAGCGCCGAAAAGGGCTTTCAGGAAAAAACCAACGCGTCATGCGTGCAATCAAGCGAGATAACTAATGCCTTACTCTGAAAACATTCGTTTCGAGGTATCAAAGGCTCCCAAGACTATCGGTAATCAACTTGGGCGCTGGGCGATACACCTCGACTTTCCCGTGATGAAAGTTTCACAGGCTACGGGAGCCACGCGTCAAACGGTATATAACTGGTTCAAGGGCGGCGAAGTTCTGCAGGCGTATAAGAACAACGTACAAACATTAATCGACATTCTGCGGACATCACCCACTGCAGAAGACGCTTGGAGAAAGACATGCAAAACGTTCGACCTGAAGCCTTGACCGACAAAGAGTTGTTCCACTATGCAGGCGCGATGAACGATAGAGGAGAGCCGCTGCCTTCTGCGTGGATTGACGAAATGGTTCGCCGGTATTTCTCCGGCAAGCTGCAAGTACCTGCACCGCGCCACACAGACTAAACACCCAAGGAGAAAGCCTTGCATCCGCTTGAATTTCTAGCGGCTGTGTTGCCGTCTGCGGGTGATTTTTACTGCGTGGCGGAACTCAGCTCAATAAAAAAAGAACACTTCTTTACGAAGGACATCAATGAAATACCGCCAAAGGTTGTTGAATTTGCGAACCAAGACTACGACATTTACTTTGCGTTAGCTTCTTTTGAGAAAGCCAATGCACGGACAGCGGCTAACGCCGTCAACGTCCGCTCGTTCTTCGTAGACATTGATTGTGCCAAAGCTAGTGACAGAACATACGCCACGAAGAAGGAAGGCATAAACGCGTTCATACAGTTCCTAGAAAAGACAGGGCTGGATGCGCTCGGTACGCCGTTCATCATTGACTCGGGCGGTGGCTACCATGTGTACTGGCCGCTGACTGATGACATCCCTATTGTCAAGTGGAAACCTGTTGCTGAGAACTTCAAGCGCCTGTGCAAACAGGAAGGGCTGAAGATCGACATGAATGTGTCGGCAGACGCAGCGCGGGTGTTGCGCATACCGGGTACGCTGAACCACAAACGTGAGCCGCTCAAGACCGTCACTATCAAGTCGGTGGCTGATCCTATCGAGTTCGACTTCGATGCGTTCTCGTCGCTGGTGCGTAGCCAACTGAATGTGCTGCCGGTAGAGACAACCAACGTGTTCGACCTGCCGGGCACACGCCCAACCAAGCAGTCAACGAACATCGACCCGAGCACGTTCAAGAACAGCGTCACGTATTTCAAGAACATCGTCGCCAAGACCAAGGCCGGTACAGGCTGCGGACAGATCGCGCACTACATCGAGAACGCCGAGGAAGATGGCATGGAGCCGCTGTGGAGGGCGGTGCTGTCTATCAGCAGTAAGTGCAACGATGGCGACAAGTGGAACAAGCGCCTGTCTGACCTGCACCCATACAACGAAGACCGGATGCAGCAGAAGCTGCGGGAGATTAAAGGACCCTACCCCTGTACCAAGTTTGATAGCGAGAACCCCGGCGTGTGTACCGTGTGTACGCACTGGGGCAAGATCACCAATCCACTCGCCCTTGGTAGAGATACAGCAGTAAGTTATGAGGAGAAGCAGATTGAAGTGCCGATGGCTTCCTATGAAGAAGTCTCGGAAGCTGCACCCCTAGCCAACCACATACGCCCGTCACCGCCTCGTGGCTTCTCCTATGGTGCCAACGGCGGGGTGTACCGTGAAGTTGAAACGGAAGACGCTGACGGCAAAAAGACCAAGAAGCAGTCGGAGATTCTGAAGTACGACCTCTTTGTGGTTGACGTGATGAACGCCAACGGCGAGCACAGCGTGCACATGGTGGCGCTGCGACCAGAAGGCGCGGTGGATATTATCTTGCCCCAGAAGGCAACCGTCAGTAAGGACGAGACCGTCAAGTGTCTGGCCTCGCAGAACATCCTTGCATCATTCGGCTCGGGTAACGACAAGCACTTGTTCGACTACGTCCGCGCTGCCGTGGAGGGGTTCAGTAATTCCCGCAGGGCGACGCGAGTACCTGCCAGCTATGGTTGGCAACCTGATAACTCTTTTGTTCACAACAATACCGTCTACTCGCCAACCAGTGTCACTCCTCGTTCCATGCCCATGCCGGGGCTGGAGAACTTGTTCAACATAACGCGTTCGCAAGGCGACATCGAAAAGTGGCGTGACATGTGGAACCTGATGATCACCAAGGAGCACTACGAACTGCTCACGATGGCCTGCGTAGGGTTCGGCTCACCGCTGATGAGCTTCACCGGCTTGAACGGCATGACGTTTCACTTAGGCTCCACCGAGTCCGGCACAGGCAAGACGTTGGCGCTACAGATGGCAGCGTCTATCTGGGGGCACCCAGACCGTTATCGGGTTGGTAAGGCAACCTCTGATGTAGCCATGCTACAGCGTGCGGGTCTGTTGAACAGCCTGCCGTTGATCTCCGACGAGATTACCGCCAAGAACCGCAAGGACATGGAGTGGTTCCCAGCGTTCATGTTTGATTACAGCGAAGGGCAGGGCAAGGAGCGTATGGAAGCAGGCGCAAACAAAGAGCGCCTAAACACAACCATCTGGAGCGGCTTGGGGTTGATGTCTTCCAACACCCACATGACAGACTATATGACTGGCGCTCGTAAGCACTCCTCCGAGGGTGAACTGCGGCGTATGCTGGAACTAACCCCAACACGGCAGCTAGAGTGGACGACTGACGAGGAGGCCATCATCATGGCCTTCGGACAGAACTACGGTATGGCAGGCGCTATATACGCTCGCTGGCTGGCTGATAACCGTGACGTAGCTCGCAACATGGTGATCAAGGTTCGCTTGAAGTTAAAGGCTATGTTTCAGGCCAAGGGCGATGAGCGGTACTGGCTGGCAGGTGCGTCGGCTGTGGTGGCTGGTGCGATTCTGGCAGGCTCCAAGTACGCAGGCATCATTGACCTGCCCGTAGAGAAGATCATGCTGTGCTTGAAGACCATCGTTGAGAAGGCACGCAACATCATGAAGTCGAGCGTGCGCACCGCCGAGGACATCCTGAACAGCTACGTTCGTGAGTACTACGGCAACTTCGTGGTGCTGTCCGCTACGCCTGACGGTATTGGTGCAGCCTTCGGTAACGGGGCGCTGATTGACCAGACCACTATGCGCTCGGATGTCGCGGGGCGAGTGGAGCACAACACAGCGCCGGGGTTCACGGACTTCTACATTGAGGAACAGTTGCTAAAAGCGTATTGTTCGTCCATGTCGTTTGGCTACTCGGACTTCAAGCGCCAACTGGAAGCTATGTACCGCATTACATACATGCGCAAGGACATGATGTCCAAGACCAAAGGACCACCCATGCGTGTGAACGTGATGCGTATCAACAGGCCAAACAACGAAGATGATGTCGCAGCAGAAATCGCCGCTTAAAGTAATGTACCCGTGGGAGAAGACTCCCTACGGGCATAGCTTCTTCGTACCTAGTTTGAACCCAGAGGCAACCCGCAGGGAAGGACTCCAAGAAGGTATCCGCCTGCGGGTGTTTGGGAAGGCCGCGCCATGTATCTGGAACGGCCAACTCGGGGTTATGTTTACTCGCTTAAAGCAGCTGCGTTGAAGGCTTTCGACAGAGCTATCTTGGCTTGGCGAATCTCTTTCAGCCGCTCCGTCTTCTCCTCCGCAGACAGTGCTGACGCACGAATCTGCTTCTCCAACGTGGTGAACTCGCCCACGTCCTTCTTGAAGTCTTCAGCGATGTCCGCGAAGACAATCTCTCTGCCGTAGCGTTGAGCAAGCGCCTGTGCCTCTGCGCCGCGCCCCTCGTCCACATACTTGTCGAACGTATTCTTGATCTGCTCGTACCGCTTGGCACGCTCATACATGGAGGTGATCTGCCCCGGCGCATCGGTTGCTTGGAACATGGAGCCAATCACCGGCATCTCTGACAGACGCTTGGCTGGCGCTTCCCGATCTGCTGGCAGCAACGCGTTGGCAGACTGCATGATAGCTAGACCCATACTGCCTGAGTAACCGTTCACGAAGTGCTCAATCATGATCGGGGAGACCGTGCCGCCCGTGGCGCTGCTAACAAGCTTTGCCAACTCACTGGTGCCTGCACGTACGCGCTCAATCGGTAGCAACTCCTGCTCCTGCGCAGATTCAAGATCACGTCCGGTAAAGAACGACTTGTTCATGGCAGCTTCAATGATTGGCTTGATGGCCTGCGGCTGCGTAGAGACACCGACCGGCGAGGACATCGCCACCATACCGCCCAACGCCTTCAACACCTCACGGGAGTCTTTGTCCTTCTGCGACATCAGCGCCAAGGCTTCTGGCAACGCCTTGAAGATCAGACCGGCTTCGAACGGGATCGGTACCTTTATCGGGTCTTTCACGCCGGGGATACGGATGAACCAG